GAAGTACCTAGTATCTCCTTGATCATTTCTTTTGTATATCCTTTGGGGTGAGTCATTATCTTTTAAGTTTGATTGAGATTATTTCATAGTTGAATTGTTCTTCGTTGTAAGTTTTAATACGTTCAATTAGATGATTTAAAGTATAATTCTTGCGAGATTGATAGGTACAATCATCCGCAATATCATACAGCATTGCTTTTACTTTGTCTTTTCCTTTCCTAAGAACCCTTCCAATTGATTGGAGATTACGGACTCTGGACTTGGAGGGACTGGCGAAGATGACGTTGTGCAACCTCCTAATGTTAATCCCAGTACTGAAAGTACCATAACTGGCAACAATAATCGCATTTGATTGATCCTCTGTGATTTCACGAACTTTTTCTCTTTCATCAGCAGCTACTCCACCATGTATGAAGAATATTTTACGATTTGCTGACTTACTATTATTTATTAAATTATATAACACTTCACCATGTGACTCTACCCTACTATAAAGTAAGAGCGTATTTCCCTTTTGATCTAGTGCTAAGTTCTTTAAGAAATTATTTCTTTGTTCATGTTGAATAAGGTATTGTATCTCATCTTCATATGTTTCAAACTTAATAGGCGGATGCCTTAAAACGAGACATGTAATGTCGAGTTTTGCTAATTGTCCCTTCTCCATTAATTCTTTAGTCCTTGTCACCTTATATGCTGGACCAAACAATCCTTCCAATACCCACTTATGAGTTTGTGTACCATCTAAAGTACCAGTAAATCCGAATCTATATTTTGCATGATGGAGTTTTGTCATTATAGATATAAGGGACTTGCTCTTAAATAAGTGAGCCTCATCACCAATAACTACATTATAGTCTTCAAAAAAGGATCTTTCTAATTTATAGACAGATTGCCATGTAGTAATAGTAACAGGATATTCATTAGTTTTTTCTTTACCAGAATATATACGGTGACAGTATGACTCAGCATCCCAACCATAATCGTAAAAGTCTTTATACATCTGCTCTACGAGAGATGTCGTTGGCACAACTAAGAGAATTTTTTGCTCTTTCTCTACATAATACCTTACAAGAGAGTAAATCATCAAAGATTTGCCTGAAGCAGTGGGTGATATCAATAGCTTTCTATTATGTTTTAAAGCATCGCATACTCCCTGTACTTGGTATTCCCTTGGACGATGAGAGCAAATAGATCTCATATAATCCTTAACACCCTCATATGATATCCCCTCATTCTCTTCATAAGGGGTTCCGTAATATTCATTATCTACAAACTTATAAGTATAATCTCTTCTCTTACAAAAGGAAACAATTCTATCCAACAACCCAATATAAATCCTCTTCGATCTTAAATCGAATAAATGTATTTCACCATTCCAATTGCGTTTTCTGTATTGAGGCATAAACTTTGCCCCTTCTACTTCAAAAGTAAAATGATCCCTCAGTTCATATTCTATATGAGGTTCAGCATTAACTTGTAGAAATACTTCATTCGCTTTGGATATAACAAGATTGGCAGTAGTGTCAATCAACTATCCCATGCATCTAAAAGTATTTAGAACACCTTGTCAAGATCTTTTAAAATTCCAATTTAAGGACATAGTATACCTCTCAAAATATTCACTACACTTAAACCGAGGAGGAGTATGCATTAAATGACCAGGAAATATTACCATACTGTTTTCAGGAACTTCTACCAATCCATATTCTTCAAATTCAGTTCCATTAGTAAATGAAGGATGAGAATTCATATAATATACTCCTACATAATCTGCAGGATGATTGTGCATTAAATATTGATCCTCCTTACCTTGAGTCATAATGAACCAAGAACTATGTTCATATGGTATTAATTCTGTCTGCAAACAATGTTGAGCTATATAATCAAATGTTTTATGTACTGAATCAAATTTGGTATATTTTCTTAAAGGGGCATCAGACTGGTATGCAGGATGCTTTTCTGATAATCTCCGAAGAAAAGGTTTACAATCTTCTATCAATTGTTTTCTATGATCTGGAAGAAGACAATCATGAACTATAAATTTTTTATCCAAGGCCTGAATTAAATCTCATAAACTCGATTGCATTTTTAATCTGAAAAGTTCTGTTCTGTATTACTTTTAATATACTTTCAATATAAACAAGCATCGTATCATAGTAATCTATTTTTAAAGAAGTAGTAGATAACTTTTCATCTGCATCAAGATACTTTTGCATAGTATCCTTATCTCTTATCTTCTTTGGAAATGGATTCTCAATATAAACATCTGGATCTGCTTTCCCACTAAAATACTCATACCGTTCATGACGGATGTTCTTCCTTTGCTGTTCTGCTTTCTTTCTTAAAAGGAATATTGTATTATATAATTCAAAATATTTTGCATGTAGAGAAGGGATGTTCAATGACTCATCATGTAGATTATCTCTATCTATTTTTGCGTCTTTCTCCCACATCTCTTGAATTGCTTCAAGACTTAGACTCATAAATCAGTTCCACTTAAATCAGTTAGGTCGTATATAGTATACTTGAAAGATACGTCTGCTGTAAAGTATTCTATATCTGTATCTGTAGCATCAAAAGTCAAAGTTGTCAAGGATGTAGGCCACAAGTCCTTAAAATTGACATTGAATTTTGCTACCATATTGCTTGTTAATATTTGAAGAGTTCCATCAGAATATACGTTCTGTTTATCCTGAACATATCTTCCTTGTGTCAATCCACCTTTTGCAAGGTCTCTAAACTCTTGAGTACTCTCTGGAAATCCTAGTCCTCTAATCCAATTTTGAATCTCCATAAAGTTCTTAAGATTTTCATCAACTAAAAATCTTAAAGTTAAATCACCAAAATCAACCTTATCACCTGGTGTAGGAATATCTCTAAGGTATGTTGGTTGAGTTGCTTCTCCTAAATTTATATCAGGAATATTAGCCTGATTGCACATAAATGCAACACCAGGACTTCTCTTCAAACTAAATTTAAACCCTACAGGTGATAAGAAATTTCTATTCTCAATCTGTGAGTCTCTTCCTCCAGTTGCCATTCTTATTCTCCGTTCATTTGCTCTTCAAGTTTTTCTTTAGAAGCTTTAATACCAGCAAGTCTTACTTCTAAATTTTCTTCCCAAAAACGGAGCATCTTAAGTCTCCATTTTTGATGGTCTTCACGACTCATTCTAGTTTTACAGATCATGATAGAAAGCAGGTCTCCTACGTATATTTAGATAAAAAAAAGACCCCCTCGAAAGGGAGTCTTTGTTGTAAGAGGATATATATCCTTTCTTCTTACATGAGGTTCTTAACAGCAACACGCCTGTAGTAGCGGTTTTGGTTAACGTTAAGGTTACCTTGACCTTGGTTGATTCCTTCAGCGAATGGGTTTGCGACAATACCATATCTTGTCTTAAATCCAATTTTTGGTTGGAAGGAGTTCTCACCCACAGCACGAACCATCTGTAGAGGAACGTAAGGGCAATAGAACAGACCAGCATCATAAGGAGATGAACCTTTGTATCCAACAACGTAGTACTGATTACCACCAGTTGGAGCACCGTTTGCTGCGGTTAGGTTTGCAGAATATGGGTCAATGTATACTCTGAATTTACCCATAAGCGTACCAGCAAATGTATTACCAGTATCATCAACGTTAAGATTAGCGTTGAGTGCAGGAGTGTAGTCAAGTACACCAGCCATGGTTAGAGCAGAAGCAACGTCTGCAGAACACATGATGATGTTACCCTTTCCACGACGAGTTCTTTGTGCGATTGCGTTTGCATCACGCTCGATCTGGAATAAGAGTCCCTTAAACTTCTCAACTGACCAACGACCATTACTGTCGATATCTAGGTCGAACACACCAGCAGTAGCGGTGTTTTGTACAGCACCCTGTTCAGCGACCTTATAGATGGTTCTGATAACTTCACGGTTAATTTCAGCAAGGATCTCTGTTGAGAGAATGTTTGCCAATTCCGCTTCAGCATTCAGACCGTGGATTGCTTTAAGGTCTTGAGCAAGTTCTAAACTGTACTCTGCTTTTAATGCACGAGATTTAGCAGTAACTGTTACTTTCTCGATGCTGAATGCCATCTGACCGAAGGCATCTGTTCCTGTTCCACTGAGATTTTCAGCGTCACCTGTAACCATACCCTGACCAACGTTGTAGCCACGAGTAGATGCAGATGAAACAGGGTTGAGGACAGCAGGGTTAGTTCCACTTTGTGCAGTGGTACCCATACCAGCGTTACCATCGGTAAAGCCTGCCTCTTCGTCACGTCCAGCATCCTGTCCAGAGAATGCAGAGTCTACTTCATTGTAGAATGTCTCTGTTCCAGACTGGTTAGTGTAACGTGATCTCATTGCGAAGATCAGTCCAGTTGGGCCGCTCATTGGTTGTACACCAGCAAGGTCATATGCGACCAAGTTTGGCATAGAACGACGGATTAGACTGATAAGTACTGGGTCGAAACCTGCAGTAGGACCAGCAGCAGTAGCACTGCCTCCGAATCCACCACTAGCACCTGCAGCGTTTGCAGAGTTAGTAGGTACAGCTTCCATCAGGTTGATACCTGACCCAAATGCTTGCTCCTCTCTGAGGAATTTTTCTTGGTTTTCTAACAGGACGGCGGTAACCGCTTTACGATGAGGATCTTTAATTTCATCAAGACCTTCATAGTTTAACAACGGAGCCCACTTTTCCTGTAGTGCTTCGGATTGAAACATTACGTTTTACCTATAAAAAGTGTTTTGTTTGAATTAATGTAATCAGGACTTCTTAAATGCTGAAAGTGACTTCAGATAAGCATCCATAGAAGGTGAGTGTGATACACTACCTACTGAATTGTCTACACCTTCAGAAAGGTTTTCAGTATTAGAAGTTGGAGTGCCTTTTGAAGCGAAATAAGATTCCTTCAAAGTCTCCAGTTTTTCACGATAAGATTCTTCACTTTCAAACTCTACACTTTCAGCAAGTGATGCAAGCTTCTCTTTCTGTGTAGCAGCGAGGCCATCAGAAACAGATTCAAGAATACCATTGGCAACAGACTCACCGAGTCTCTTGTTTAAACCAACGTTCTTCTCAATTTGCTCATTGAGTTTCGTCTCCATATCATCAAGTTTTTCGACCATGCTCTCAAGAACATCGTACTTATCTTCAGGGATAGATACGTAATGCTCTTCAAAGAGTCCCTTCATTCCAGATAGGAATGATTCGGTCAATTCTGTTTTAAGTCCTTGCTCTACTGCAAGGGTATTTTCCGTAAACCACTCATCTGCAACGTACTCAAGATAACTATCAACTCTTTCAGAAAGTGCAGTTTTCTCTTCTGCGATCTTTTCTTCAAGGGTCTCTTGGTACTTCGCTTCTAATGCTTCTTTAACTTCAGAAACTTTAGAATTAAGTGCGGTCTCGAAAACAAGCTTTGCTTTCTCTCTAAACTCTTCGGAGAGTTCTTCGCCACCTAGGAGTGCATTAACATCATCTTCGATGTTAACCTCTTCGATAACTTCCTCTTCGGAAACTTCTGTTTCTGCTTCAGCGACTACTTCTTCAGTAGCGGGCTCTTCAGCAACTACTTCTTGTTCGTCAGTCACTTCTGCTTCATCTCCTTGTTTGAGAGTTTTTCCTTTGCGATTCGTAACTACGTCAGATACCTGCTTGAGGTTACCTCCAGGTGTCTTCAGCTTAGCTGAATCATCATCAACTTTATAGTTTTGAGGGGTTGGACCTCCCAAATCTTCCCAATTACCTTGGGATGTGTCAA